AGAATTGCGTAGTTGTTTCGGTATACACTCCCCGAACAGTGACGGTGATAGGATCGCGCTTGCCCGCTTTGATGATGGCAGTATCGCCGTCAAACGTGAAGACATTGCCGGTCTGTCGCTCGCCGCCGTCAATTTCAACGCTGTTGGCGTATCCGCTTACATCCGTCCATGTTGAATTGTCTGCAGATATTCCCACATACATATTGGTTGGTGACATTCCACCTGTTGTTTGTGTCATTTGTTACTCCTCTAATTGCCTGAGACGGTGGCTATCACCGCCCAGTAAGTTGATCCGGCAACGGCTATTTGCACATTGCCTGTTATAGTCCACGTCAAGGTTGATCGCCCTATGGAGGCGGTTCTCAACGCGGTTGATAGGTTATCCATTGCTGTAATCATGGCTGCATAGTTTACCGATTGCGTATTTTGCGCCACCGGCTCAACGGCAATAATCAGATCGCAGGTCAATTCAGGCCATCCGCCGCTTGTCTGGAAGGTCATATGTCCCTCGTTGCCACCTGGTAAGCCAGGCCACATAGCGGGTAAATCCGCTGTATTTAGCGCCGTTGGTGGATAGGCGTATTTACGCTCCACACCTGTCACGCTCAAAGCGACCAGTCCGCTTACAAAAGAGGCATAGGTCGTTATCGCTGCCATTAGTTCAGCCTCCTATAAGGGTTCAAAATAAGCTGCACGTCTCGCGGTATGCCCTGCGGTATCTGAATAATTCCGGCATCAGGAATTGCGGTGGTATCAAACACGCCGGCGTCCTTTTGCCGATAGTAATAAGCCACAAGGCGATTGCAAGCGTGGACGATGTCATTGGGTGCTGTTGTTGACCACGCCCATTTGCCAGTAACGCTGATCCCGGTTTGCGGGTCGTCGCTGTAAGTCCATGAATAATCGCTTGACCCAAGAATCTCAATCGCATGGTAGGGTGTGCGGTTGCGGGGGTGCGTGATGTAATCGGCTGTGGTAAGCGTGGTCGGGCTGTCTGCGTCGGCGTCCGTGATAATGCTGGTAATTTCCGCAAGGTCTTCATCCAGATATAACATCCGCCCTTCGGTATCCACCCCTACTGTGAAATAGCGGGTGCTGTCAGCGCTTGCCTCAAAGCTCCGCCCGGTATAGCCGTCAATCGCTTTTTGTGCATAGTCAATCAGGCTGTCCAGCAAGGCGTCATCATCCGGTTCGGTTATATCGAGATACAGCTTGACTTGTGGAACGTTTGTATAAGTCATTTTTCCTCCAATTCAGGCAAGCCGACATCAGACCTGCGAATTGCAAACTCACCCAATCGGTTTATCTCGAACACCAATTCGCCTTTGTCATTGACGGGTATTCCATAAAGAAATTCGTTATCGTAAAGACGGGGCTGTTCTGGATCAGGCCATATAATCCGCGGTGAAGGCATGGTGTCAATATGTCCGCACACGATACTGGTGTCGCAAACCTGCTTAAATCCGTTGGTCTGGCAGTCAAGCGCAAACCACCAATCCTGGTGCATGGTAGGGCGTTCTTCGTTTGTGCGAAATGCGATCTTCTCAAGCACGTGCCGCTTAATCAGCGTACAGCCGTTTCCTACACCCTTGACCTCGATTGTCTTGCCCCAAACTGACTTAGCCAGGTTCTTGTCTTTGGATATGGACCGCCCATGCTTTTCGTCAAGCTCAGTAAAAGCCGACCAGCCGGAAGCGTTTCTAAACGAGTACAGACCATATACCACGTCGGCGTCTTCATGCATGACCATCTTCGATACTGCGTCAGGCGGAATCACCATGTCGGCTTCAACTGTCAAGAGGGCGTCATAATCGCCGTCCAATACCATCCTGCGGGCTTTGTTGTAGTTGTGCGCGATGTTATGCCTGCCGTTGCTGTCAAAGAAGGGATTGTCGCCCTTTGAGAACCACATATCCAGCTTTGGATAATCCTGCCTGAATATGGACTGGTTAGTCTTGCCATAGATTTGAACAGTGCGCTTACCCTTAGCGTCAAACTCAGGATTCAGCGGGCAGAACAGCAATATCTTCATAGGTGTTCCTTGTGGGGAGGGCTTTCACCCTCCCCTTTGATAGTGGGTTAATTAGGCGACAATTTCGTCAACAGTTGACAGGTCACCGTAGCTGGTGCTGGTTACAGCATGGCTGAACCGCGTACGGTCAGCAAGCGCAACGGCGCTCATATCAACATTGTCGGCGGTGCCACCAAGAACAACCGCTGCCTTGATCCAGCGATATCCAGCAGTCAAATCATCAGCGCGTACGTTGATAATCACCTGCTTGTCGTCGTCGGTATCACCAAGCGCAGTGGCTTCCTTGAGAAGCACATAGCTTTCGCCTGCCGTGCCTTCGTTGTCCACACCCTGGTAGATCCGGAAATCGACGGTTGAACCAACAGCAATGGTGCCAACCTGCAGAATGAAAATCACCTCGCGGTGCATCTGCATATCGATTTCGTCGCTTTCTTGGGTGCCGGTTGTGTAGGCGTCCGGGTCAATAGCTGCCACAAGGGCAAGCATTTCAGAAAGTTTTCGTTCACTCATGTTATTGCTCCTTCCCTCTACGTGACACTTGTGGTCAATGTCACGAAGGGTGACACGGTAGTAGATGCGTCTTCAAGGGTGATGTAGTTGTCAATCCACGGCTGCCCGTCCACACGCTTGGTCACCCGCCATGTACCCTGGTCATTGACAAACTTGTAATGCTCAGAATAGGCAATCGAAATGCCCGTCCGGTCACCAATCAGGTAGTAGGATGGATCGCAAAGTACGATGTCACCGGTTGTGCCAAGTGAAGGCAATGCGCCCGTGAAATACAAAGGCATACCCAATAGTTGAACGGGGATGGATGCGTTGCGAATGTTTTCCATAAAGGAAAGCGGTGAACTGACTAATTGAATCAGCTGGTCTGCAACGGTTGGGTTAGCAAACCAGGCGCCCTTGCCCCAACTTGAAGGCAGGAAGTCACTCATCATCTGCGAAAGGTCAGCCAGCGCCACTGTGGACGCAGCAGATCGTGTGCCGCTGATGATTGCGTTGCTTTCCAGGATGCCCAGCGGTTTACCCACACCGTCGCCACGGAAGAAGCCGTAGTTCTCTTTTGAGCCAATCGCACGCCCGAACATGACTGTCAGGATTGATTCGATGGATTCGGGGCTGTCGGAAATCAGCTCGTTAGATGCGAGGCTGTAAGCCGCCAGTTTGTTAGCCATCAATTTCACCATCCGCCAGCGGGGTTCGCTTTCGTCAATAGCGCCAGCTTCAGCTTCCCAAACGGCTGCTACACCAGCTGCATAAGCGGTGTCGCCTGCTGATGGGGCTGTCTCAATATCGAGGGCTGGAACTTCAACGGTGTTGTGACGCATCGGGATGACAGTTGCTCCGGCATTACGCAAAACGCTGAAAGGTTCAGCGGCTGCAATAATCGGCGCTTCAAATTGGGTAGGTACTAAGTACCCGCCGGTTGCGCCGTCTTCTTCTGCCAGGGCGGTCTTATAAACGCTGTTGATTCGTTTGACGTTACCACGCTTCACGGCAACCAGGAAATCGCCAAACGATTTGGTGCCTGCGTGATCCTCTTCACTGTCAGGTGCCACATAACCGGCGTCCTTCAGTTTCGGGGATGTTTCAATAAGTTGTGTAAGCGCATCAAGCTTATCTGACAATGCTTTGACCCGTGGGTCTTCTGCTTCAGCCGGTGGTTCTGGCTTTGCGTCAGGAGCTTTGATTTGCGCCTTGAGCAGGTCTTTATATTCATCCATGCTCAAAGTTACATCAGACATAGTGTCCTCCATAGTTTTAATAGTGTTAGTTGTTTGCTGCTCAGGTTCAACCGTCGCTGCGCTTTCCGAATCCTCGCCGGATTCCTGCGGAATGAGCGCCTTCAGCTCAGGATTATCCTTCGCTAATATCTTCAACCTCTCCACCCCAAGTGTGCGGGGTTCCGCCGGTGTCGGCGTGAGGCTAAATTCAATAATCGGCCAGCGTTTGATCGCTTTGCCTTCGGTCACGACAAGGTGTTCGGCTGTGCCGGATGACCACCCTATAATGCCCTTCTCAATCAGTTTCAATACTTCTTCTGCATAGGCTTTGGCTCTATCAATCTGCGCCTCAACCCATACGCCCATATCTTCAACCGTGTTTTTCATAACCTTGCCAATATCATTCTTCACGTCTGATAAGGCATGGTCATAATAAACGTGCTTGTTAGGCACATACTCCAGGTCAAAGTCGGTGTCAGGCGCAAAATGTTCGCCGACCAAATCCTGCCCGCCAAACACAACACCCCATCCACCCACAACGGCGGTCTTTTCGTCCTTGCTGATTATTTTCACGGCTCTATCAGTCATCACTAACCTCCAACAAATCTTGCAATGTTTTATACAATTTCTCTTCATCCAGCGGATCGCCAATGAATTTCTCGCGCCACTCTTTAGCTTCGTGGCGGGCAGCGTATTCAATCATGTTCTGCGTTGCCACAGGCTTGAGTTCGCTGATATCGTGCGGGTAGAAAAGCAGGTCTCGGTACTTATCCCAGTTCTTGACATAGGTGACATCTGCGTCGCAATAGCCGTCATGGGGACGGACGTTCTGCCCGTACAGTACGGTTGGCTTGCCTCTGGCAACCGCCAAGGCGCCAAAGGTGCCGACATAGTTAGCGACCACCACATCAGCCTTGTCAATCTCTTCAACGCTGTGCTGGTTAATCATTTTTGACTTGATATAAGTAACGTTCCGGTCTTCTCTCAACCCGTTATAACGCAGGTCGCCTATGTGCATCACCGTCAGCTGGTAGGGCATCTGGCGCAGCTTGTTATAAACATCAGTATTGGCTTGCAGTTGTGCTTGCTGCATATAGCCGTTGCTGTGGGGGTGCCACGGGGCAAACAGGATATTCTTGATTTCGCTGACGGGCTTGAATTTCTTAACCTTGCAGTAATGCCAGCCGATCACTTCAATCGGGTGTGGATAGCCGTATGCCTCCATGACCTCTTTTTGCCCTTGCGATTGGGCAAGGTAAACTCTCACGCGTGGGTCAGGCACCCACACCCGGTCATAAGCAGTAATCACAGGTGCGCCGTGTGAATACAGCGCAATCTCTGCTCCCTGCTGGTAAGCCGCCTCAAGCTTCTTGACATAATAAGGCGAGTTATCAAAATCAATCAATAAGATGTCGGGGCTTGTGCTGACAATGCTTGCGCCCTGCCGCTTCAATGCTGTTATAAGGTCGTTAGCCTTTCCCTGCCAGTTATGAACCTGTATTCTCAATTTAGACATAAACCACTCCAATCCCGCCGAATTTCGCTCCGGCTTGTAATTCCTGCGTCCTGTATCCTGCCGCCTGGATTTCACGCCACAACCTTCCCACCTGAATATGTGGGGAGAAGTCCGGCGTTACCAGGTCGTGAAGGGCAATCATGCCGTCTTTCCTGACGTGCTGACCATATTTACAAAAGTCACGCTTTGCGCCTTCGTAACTGTGATCCGCATCAATAAACAGGAAATCAATTTCACCATCGAGAAACTGGATCACCTCCTCATAGATTTGCGGTTCATCACTTCTGCCAATAAAGGTTTTATAATCCACACCAACCGGCGCCCAGCTCGCCCACCTGTCAGGAAGGCTTTCGGCGTCATCCGGTTTCATGCTCTGCAGTATGTCAATGTTGGCAACCTTAGCGCCTTCCTCTGCGCCCTCAAGCCAGTAATACAGCGTGCCGCCAAACTGCGATCCGATCTCAA